AACATACAACTTATTAACTAAAAAAGCAAGCAAATGGATATAAAAGTTTTCTCTGAACTCATAAAAAACCGAAGTAGAGAACTTGACAGACTCATACGTAGACAGCTTCCTGTCAAGATTGGTCGTATGGCGAAAGATCATTACCAGGACAACTTCCGCAAAGGTGGCTTCGTTAATCGTGGTTTGCAGAAATGGCCGACAACAAGGCGACAACAGTACGGCTCAACCTCTGCAGCAGCGTCGTATGGCCCGCTGCTTTCCGGGCATAACCACCTGTTCGGTTCTATCAAATACGTGCCGGGTGACTACCGTGTTACCGTCTCTAACGATCTACACTATGCGGGCATACACAATCAAGGCGGCACAGTAAGCCCTACAGTGACACCAAAGATGCGCCGCTTCGCATGGTACATGTATTACAAAACTTCTGGCAAAACCTCTAAGGGGCAAAAAGGAAAGAAGAAAAGCCAAGCACGGGCAGCACCACAGGCTGAATTCTGGCGCAACCTTGCTCTTACCCGAAAGCAGAAGCTTGCTGTGAAGATTCCCAAGCGGCAGTTTATCGGTGAAAGTGCTGAGCTGACGCAGCGCATCAATGAGAAAATAAAACAGGAGATCATCAACACTTTAGATTTATAATAAATGGAACAGATTTTCATTTCAATCCTTGAACTCATCAGCCGTGAAATGCCGGAGCTCTCACTCGTAGATGAAGATTACGGACAGCTGGAAACAAGCGAGGATACTTACCCCGTCACTTTCCCTTGCGCACTCATCGGCAATATGGAGGCAGATTGGGAAGAAATTGGAATGGGCACACAAAATGGCATCGTTACGCTTACCACACGTCTTGCCATCGACTGCTACGAAGATACACATATCGGTTCCGGCA